CTGTGTCTACAACTGTCTGTGTTCCACCTACAGTTAAGTTACCTGTAATAGTAAAGTTTCGTATGCCTGTGTAGTCTTTGCTACTATCTAGGATAACTGCCTTACTCGCTACGGCTGTACCCACTGCAGTACTGCCTATGTCTAGGGCATTGAGTTCACCTACAACGGCTGTAATACCGTCAAGGGCATTGAGTTCCGCTGCTGTAGATGTAACGGCTGTTGAGCCTAGTGTAAACTGCCCATCTGGAACTATAAGACCTGCGTCACCACCAAATATTAAGTCGTCTGCTGATGTATCCCAAAGCATGTACGCACTGGCTGTGTCACCAAAAAACTTAGTGTCATACCCTTGCCCATCTACACCTGAAGTAAATGCAGCATCTATCTGTACTGCACCGTCAATGTCCACAGCGTCTAGGTTAGTTGTACCGTCCACATCAATGTCACCTGATATATCTAAGGCTGTACCTATTAATGTTTGAGTTAGAGTTATCTGCCCATTGGAAGCTATGGTCATTGCGTCTACATCAGAAGCTGAACCTATAGTCTTACCGTCACCTATGATTATATCATCTGTAAATGTAGCTATGCCAGTTACACCTAATGTACCTGCGACTGTGGCATTTGCGTCAACATCAAGAGTGTCTATATGTGCTGTACCATCTAGGAACAAGTCCTTAAACTCATAATCGCTTGCACCTAAATCTATATCGTTGTCAGTTTGAGGAGTAATAGAACCATCAGCAAATATTACCTGTGCTGTACCACCTGCAGTAAAAGCAATTTCATCTGCTGCACTAAAAAATAATCCACAGTTTGTGTCACCTGTATTAGTAATAGAGGGATTACTTGCTGAACCGTCAGAAAAAGATATTGCACCACTCAATGCTACAGCACCTGTTACTCCTAGTGTACCTGCAACAGTAGCATTACCGTCTATGTCTAGTGTGTCTATGTGTGCAATACCGTCAAGATATAAATCCTTAAATTCTTTAGAAGCCGTACCTAAATCAATATCACTATCTGTTGTTGGTATTATACCACCGTCTTCAATAGTAAGTTGTTCTGTACCTGCTATATCAAATCTAATTTTATCTTCATCAGCAGACTCTTCTACCTGTATCTTTGTGTCACCATCAGCATCACGCATTGTAATAATAGGACCACCCTCTGCTGCTGTACCATCGTGAGTATGACCAGTAGAGGCAACAAAGGCAGCAAGCAGTTCATCAAATTCATCGTTAAATGATTTAGCTTTGACTACATTGGTTGCCTGTATTGCGGTTTCACTTTGTCTAGTATAACCATTTCCCATTATCTTACATCTCCTATTCCATAAGTAACTGTGTATCCTTGAATACTGTGACTTGCATTTGTATCATTAGTAACGTAACTAAACGAAATTGATTTACCTGAACCTGTAAAGGTAGTTCGTTCTACAGGTGATGGATTACCATCATATATATCTCCTGTTGTGTCATTTTCTGCACCATAGTTTGCTATATTTACACCTGTGTTAAAAAAAGATGCAGGGTCTTCATTTAATATAGATAAATCTGCAGGTTTAGCAACTTCCGTATTATCATAATCATATGTGACACCAAGGGCAAGTGATATAACTCCTTCAGCTTTCATATATGTAGATATACTAAAATAATTTTTACGTACTTCAGGGTCTTGCATATACACAAAAGGTGTTTTATAAATACTTAATATTTTAGATGTGTCAAAAGCATTGCCAGATTCTTGTGCATACACTTTACCAGAAGAGTCACCATGTATAACTATTTCTTCCTGTCCTAAATAATTACTTGCTGCACACACACATTCTATACCTGACAGTGTTCCAAACTCAAAACCGTAACCGTCACCTACTTGTCTTAGTGCTGCTATTATACCCTCTGAACCACTGGCTGAAAACATGTAACGAAACTGTGATTTCTTTTTTATTACAACGGAAGATAATGTAGATAGTACTTCGTTTGCTAATGTACCATTAATTGTTGATTGTATATTTTTAGACAATGTTTCTAAGTTAACGTCACCAATTTTATTTGTACCTGAAATTGGTCTTATACCATCTGGTGATAAAAAGATTAAGTCTCCACCTATTTCTACCACACTATCAGAAGCAAGACAGCCTAAGTTTGTTGTTACATTTTCTACTGCAAAAGTTTCTCCTGTAGCACCAACTACTCTTTTTATATTATTTGTACCGAATACATATAGGGCATTACGAAATGGCTTAATTGCAACTACAGGAAAACCTACTAATAAAAATCCACCACCTTCTTCTGAATCAAAGTTATGTTCATTTTCTGCTGCACTAAAATAAATAACATCGTCTGATGCAGGGTCTCCTGCTAACCATACTCTTTTAGAATGTACTGCAGAAAACTTTGGGTCTGTTGGAGCACCTGCATGTAGTATTTGTCTATAATTACTTCCATCATATGTAGCTGCAGGATTTATACCGTCCGTTAAAACAACTTTAGGAGTACCAAAATTAAACTCTGAAAATCTAACTTTACTTACACCTGTCATAGTTGGGTCAGATGTTCTATACAAACCTGCACCTGAACCTACTGTTATATTTCCTGTTACTGCACCGCTAGATGCTATCTGTGTTATTGTGTTAAAATAATTTGTACTTGTTACTGTTGCATCTGCTGCAGGTCCAGTTACAACTTCTTCAAGTGCCTCACCTAAAAAATCTGTACCTGTTATAGTAAATGTTATTCCTGATACGTCACCCCCTGCAGAAAATATTGTAACCTTTCTAGGTTGTTGGGCTGCAGAGGTAGTAAAGTTAATTGTGTTAGAATCCTGTAATTCACCATTAATAGTTAAATTAGCTGCACCACCAGTTGTTTGTGTTGCACATACACCATCAGGGTCGTTTTCTACTACATTAGATGTAACGGCTGTCCATCCTATAACTGCAGGTACGGACGATAAAGTTGCATGATTTGAAAACGCATCATCAGATATATGCTTACCGTTTGTAAATACAGATGTTGGTATTCTACCAAAGTCAACAACTATTGTATTTCCACTTTTAGAAATTAATGTTCCTGTTACACCTGTTGCTGTAGAGGGTGTTGCTGCTGTTGTTCTTTCTGTAAGAGTTTCTCCTACTGTTAGATTTGAATCTGAATTAACATTAAAACTGTAGTAATAGTTCCAGTGATGTAAATAGTTATTTCCTGATGATGGTGTTCTACATCCTAGTACACCTTGTTTTACTCCATTCGCTACGGATAAACCTAGTACAGAACCACTACCTGTTATTGTTCCATAACTATGTGCAAATCCATTTATTTTTCTATATCCACCTTCAAGGTTGGGTTCGTAATTAACTAACTGTATAGCTGCACCTGTAAAGGTCTCACCTAGTGTTAATACATCACTACCTGTATTTAATCCCCCTCGACATATAGCTTTAAACGTGGATACTGTATCTGCCATTAGGTTGTCAAACTCACTGCGTTAGAAGAAAACTTTGACCTGTTAATAACAGTAGACCTTATATTAATAATGTCATCTAATAGTAACCTACGCATTACCTTTATTCCATCTTGAAATTTTTGATTGTGTATTTGAGCACTCTGTTCGTTAGACCTAAATCGCATCATATATACCATAGCACCATCTACAACTATATATCTAAATCTGTCAGGTATAATGGTTGTATCTGATTGCAAAGTTAAATCACTAGGAAACTTATAATATATATAATCTACTATGTATGCTGCATCAGGTATTGGTGTAACACCAAACTTTCTTTCTGCTGTTTGATAAACTATGCTTGGAGCACTGTAACCACCGCTACCAGAACTATCATCTAACGCTCTGTATTTTTGTGTGTACTCTTCAAATGAAACAACAGGTAATGACTTTGCAGTATTTAATGCACTTGTTAATTGACTTACATAAAAAGTATCCCAATCAACACTTGCCATGTCTGTTGGAAAATCATAAGTAGCTGTACCTGAAGTTAGTGTTTGTGATTGTGCAGTTTTAAGAAACGGAAACTGGTGTCCATCTTGTAATATTTCTCGTATTGAATTATTTATAGAGTCTTTAGCAATAGCCTGTACATTTTTTGCCGTAGCAAAATTAGCAGTCGTAAGCTGTACTTCGTTTATTCTACGTAGTAAGTCATTTGTTAGTGCTAAATAAGTTGTAGACATGTTGTGTCCTTATATGTATAAGTAAGAGGGCAAGTTTCCCTGCCCCCTTAAATAAGTTACGCTAGAGCGTCACGGTCAACTTCAGTTGGACCTGCATCGCCTTGGTCACTAATGTCCATTAATACAGCATAAACACGTAGTGTACCTGCTGTAAATGTTGCACCAGAACCTGCAAAGGTCAGGTCAAGTGTATCTGCCGTAGCAAGAACAATATCACCTGCAGGTGTAGCTGAAGGAGCATAAGCACCATCTGCTGCACCGTCAATATCAAACGCTGCAACCCACTCGTTGTCATCAACAGCAGTTCCTAAGATTACTGTTGCATCTGTACCTGTATTTTGTGTAGCAGATAGTACAACTTGAACGCCTGCATGTAAAATACGTGTATTTGCAGGAAGTGTAAGACACTGAACTATGTCACCTGCTGAACAGTCAATAGCCTGTGCAGTAAGGTCAATAGTCTTCTGTATCATATATGGACTTCGCCCTCGTTGTGAGCTTCCATGAGCAGGCAGTAAAAGACTTGTAAGAGTAGCCATTTTTTAATCCTCCCCTTATATGCTAGAAACATATAACGCTCTGGTCATAGACTCAGGACGTAATATTTTTCTGCCGTATAGATGCATACCACGAACAATATCAGCAAACGAATCAGGGTCTCTGTAAGTTTCTGTTTTATTGATTTGGTCTGCTGTCGCAACAGATGAACTGTGACCAGAACAGATTACACCAAAATGTGTTGAACCTGTGGCTGTAGCTCCTGTTGGACCATTACCTACTTGTGGTAGATTGCTTGACATGTAGACTTTAAAGCCATGAATGTTATTAAAGATTAAACCATTCTGTAGCCCAGAACCGCCAAAGTCAGCGTTAAGAAGTCGAGAGTCCTCGTCCTTCAATAGTTCTGCGAACACAGGGTCAATAATTAACCAACGTCCATTAGTGTCAACATGCTGTTGGTCCATCTTACGTGACATACGAGCAATAACACTCATAGGTGAAGCTTTAGCTGTTGTAGTATTCAGCGAATCGCCACCTGCACGTGGAACAACAACAATAGAATTACCACCTGTACCACCATTAAAGTCTGCAGCGTCTACCTGCATACTTGCTAATAGTTCATTAGTTGCAGCAGTTGATACCGCCACAGAACCATTTACAGTTGCGTTAACTGTGTCTGGTGTACCGTGTAATGCTGATTGTTTAAAACCACACATGTAGCCTAATACATCTTGGTCAAACTGGTCTGACAATCTGTAAGCTGCACGGTCACTTGCTAAACTTTGAAAGTTTACATGTGAGTGAGCTTCTTCAATGTCGTCCACTTTGAACGCAAAGTAGTTAGCTTTGTCTATGGTTAAAGAAAACTCTTCATCGTCTAGGTCGTCTGCGACAATGGTTGTTCCCCTTGTGTAAGCTTTTACACTTACTTCTGGTTCTTTGATGATTTTTACAGAGTCACCCATTTGAGCAATCTCTCCAAAATAGTCACCGTTGGTTACAGCAGAAACAATAGATGATTTGCGGAATGCAAGTTGCACCTGTTTGCTGTATATAATAGGACTGAAATTACCGTTAGGTAGGTTTCCATATCCTGCAGCACTTGAAAAAGCCATTTAATTTCTCCTTTTAGCTTTCTACAGATACAAACTACAATTTACTTTAGTGGCTAATTCTTATAAGGTGCAAATAAAATTCGTATGCCTACGTAAATTAAATGGGCTAAAAGATATTAGGTTGTACTTAAACTCATTGATGTTTGTGAATTTGTAAGGTGTAAGTTGTCCAGTTGGGGTTACACCTCACATACAGATATATATAGTTATATCTATAAAACTTTATTTGTCAACACTTTTTTAACGAGCATTGCCAGATATATCATAAATAAACTTACCACTACGTATTGCTTCCATAATATTGTCAGCTTCTTTTTCATATTGGTGTTCTGTCATTTTGTTTACTTGTGATTCTCTTAAATATGATTTGCTTTCATCTGACTGTGGTGTATTTCTAGCACTCTTAGTATTTACAGATTTAGCTGCATCATTATTATTTGTTTTCTTCTTACTTGTAATACCCATATCAGCTTTGTAAAGGTCTATTGCTCTTGCTGCTGAACGAGCATCATTATCATTTTCATATAGAGCGTCCTGTACCCACTTGGGTTGTTCGTCTGCCCATTCGTGAAAACTATCTTCATCTTTTATTTCATTAAAGTCTGGATGAAACTTTAATAAAGATGCTTCTGCTTTTTCACGTGTAACATTTGACTGCATCTCGTCAAGTGTTTTCATTCGTTCTTCTAATGCAGATGATTGTTCTTTTGCTTTTTTTATAGCAATGGTCTCAACAATCGCAGCTACATCAGGGTATTGACTAGCCCATGCGTCTATGTCTTCTTCCGATTTAGGAAGTTTAATTTCTTTTTGAGTAGCGTCAGTAAGCTGTCTTTTAAGTTCGTTAATTTGGTTTTGAACATCTTTATCTTTTTCTTGCATGTGTCTACGCAAGTCACCATAGCGTTTCTTAAAAGTTTTCTCTTCCCCTGTAACTTCAGGTTCAGCTTCCTGAGAGGGTTCAGTAGACTCTCCTTTATTTTCAGCAATAAGTTTTTCAAGTTCTTTTTCCCCTTGCTCTATTTTTTCTTCATATGCAGTTTTCTTATGCATAAATGCTTTTTTAGGTACGTCTACTTTCTTTACTATTTGTTTTACTTCTTCTACTTGTTCATTCATTTAGTTTTCTCCTCTGTGGGGCAACTGTAGTCCATTCGGGATGGGGAGTTGGTCGCCAATGGGGTGTTGTGTTATGGGTAATCTTTCTTCATTAAACCGCCTTTTTTAAAGCCACCACCTCTTTTTACAATCTTTTTATATTTTTCATCTGTTACTTTATCGGCTGCTTTGTTTCTACTTTTTTCTTCACTACTTCTTCCTTTGTCTTTTTCTGCTCTTCGTTTTTCTTTTCGTTTTTCTTTTCTTCTATCTGCATCATAAGCTTTAGCTATTGAGCCTTTTGTTACACTAGGAACAGTTGTGCTTTTTTGATTTGCTACATAACTAGCTGAATCAAATCCCTCATCATCGTCCATGTATTCATTTCTAACACCAGTACCGCTAAATTCATTTGTGTCACGGTCTACTGCTTGTCCTATATCTGTTGTTATTATGTCTTGTTTAGGAACATTATTTAAAGCAGATTGCAATGCAAAATCTTGCTCTTCAAAACCTTTACCTATAGGACTTTCTACTTTTACATTAGACATATCTGCACCTGCTTGTGGAACAAAGGGATTAGCAGATGGTGGAGAACTACTAAATACAGCACCATCATTACTTTCTATACCTAAGAAATCTTTTATTCCCCCAAGTACATTTTCTAATTTGCTATTACTATACTCTCCTTTATCTACATCTTTTAAAATATTTGAAACAGCACTTTCATTTAATTCTTTTCCTCGCATTACATTTATTTCTTCTGCTGCTAAAGACATTCTTGCTGACATAGGCAATGCAGCATATACACTAGCAGACATACCTAATCTTTTAGCAGACGTTTCCATAGCTTGTTTTGCTTGTTCTTTTCTTAGCTCCGCTTTTTCAGCTTGTCTTCTTTCTTTTCTTTTTTCTTCTCGTCTTGCCTCTATAGCACTCTGACCATCATCAGGTGTAGGGTCTGGACTAGGTGCAGGTGTGGGTTGGTCTCCTTCAGGACCATAAGGTGTTACACGTGTAAGCCCTGTTGTACTTTCCATAGGTCTACCCATGTAGTCTTCTAGTTTATATACAACTTCACCTTTTTTATTTTGGTAAGCTACTCGACTTGGAGCATACGGATTGTCTCCTCTACCTGCCTCATAACCCATCATTCTTTCAAAGTCTGTTTGTTGTGGTTGTTGCGGTGGTAGCTTCATCATAGGCATACCATACTCATCTGTGTAATAATTTTTTTCTGATGTTGGCTGTGGTGCAACAGGTTCTTTAGACCGTGTGTAGTCTTTTTCTGGTTTTGGTTGTGGTGTATATTTGTCCATATTGTCAGGTAAAATAGCACCGCTTTTAACCCATACTCCATCAACAAGTTCAAAATCTATACCAAGTAACCTTGGTTTAGGATTGCCACGTTTATCTACCTCTATAGGTCTTTCAATCCAACCACTTCTTGTTGCAAACCATTCAAAACCTTCTTTTGGTTCTCTAGGTGGATTAGATGAAATAGGTGGATTATTCATAAAAGGTGCAGAAACATCCGTACCTTCTTGTGCATATATAATACCACCCTGTGCCATTTCTTTTTCGTCATCATCGTCATCATCACTACCCATAACAACAATATCCGTAACACCAAAGGGTAGGTCATCAGGTATCTCAGCTTCTTCTGAATTACCCATCTGCCCCATTTTTTCCATCATCTGCAAACCCATCTTGGCTTCTTGTCTCATTTGCATAAGTTTATTTAAACCAATATATCGAACAACATCTGCAGGAATTACAAACTCACCTTCACTTAACATAGCAGGTACATCATCACGTACTTCCTTTTTAAGAGAACCAGATGGTACATCATTACCAGATTCTTTATCAATAGTACCACCTTCATCTTGAAGTCCACCCTCTTCCATAAATGCCATTTTCATTTGATCTTTCATTACTGTACCACCTTTATTCATACCTGATTTATTTCTTAATGATTGAACCATGCTATTCATAAGTTCTTTTTGTTCTTCTGTATAGTAAGTATCTTCCCATTGATTAGCTAAGTAACCTCTTATAAATGCATCTGATCGTGATATTTTAAACCATTTATCAAAAGGTCTTTTTTCTCCTTGCTTTATAGCAATATTATACGCCTCTTTATCTATTTCAATTTGTTCTGGTGTTCTGCTATTTATTAATTGTAATTTTTTATTTGCATACTCTTTACTTTTACTTGGTGCAGAATGTAGCATATCTCCAAAAATAGCATTTTTTAATTCTTCACCCTTTAAATTAGGATTAAATATTTCAACAAGTTCTTTTCCTGTAGGACTATCTTCAGGGTGATAGTACTCTAACTGTCTACTATCTGACATTCCTTTATTTCTTTTATCAGAAACTTCAATGTCTTTAAATATAGGATACTCTAGTTTTATACTATTTACTATATCTGATACAGAATATTCTTCAGCCATTGCTATTTACTTCATCCCTTAATTTTGTAAGTTTACGTAATGTCATAATAGAACCCTGTGACCTATTTAATACTGTTACACTATCTGTCTGTTCCATTATACGATGTTGTTCTGTAATTAAGTAGTCTAAATAATTATTGAACTGTTCCCACGCCTTGTGGTTGCTGACCAGTTGGTTGAGCTTCTTCAGGTGCTCCTTGTTGTTCATTTCCTGTAAATCCTTCTTCATTTGGTGTTGGAGCTATGCCAGTACCTATAGTACCACCACCTGCTCCTGTCGGGTCATTTGGGTCTGTTCCTGCAGGTACACCTTCCTGTTGAGGTGGTGCAGGTTGTTGAAACTGTTTCATTAGTTCCGCTTGCACTGCAGCTTCATCCATATTGTTTGTTACCTTGTCTGGGTCTAAGTCCATTGACTTTGCAATCTCACTAATAATATACTGAAACTTAGCAAAGGGTGCAAGTGCAGGATTAGATGCCACACCCAAGAACTGCATGAGCCTTTGACTTCGTACCTCGTTAGCCATAAGACTTTCCGTACCACGTGCCTTAACTTCTAAGTCACCCTTTATTTCAGGGTCAAAGTCAAACTGCATGTTAAACTGAAAAAAACCCTCACCTAACGGTCTAAGTAAATAGTCATCTATATTTTTTATAACTGTCTTTATGTTACCACTTGCAGCATTCATCAACATAGATATACCACTAGCAGTTCTACCTACTCCTGTAACACCTGTTTGACCATGTGCAAACGAGGGTAAACCTGTGCTTTCATCTGCAAGTTGTCTTGCTTTGTCAAACAGTTGTAAGTTCTCATTGGACACATTTGGGAACTTCGTTCCAAAGATAGCTTGCCCTGGAGCACCACCCTGTCTTCTGAATACTTTCCCTGGATATACACTAAGGTCTTGCCCTGGAACTAAGTTAGTTTCATCTACCTCTATCAACAGATTGCCTGACAGTACAGCATTGTCTACAGCCATACGCATAAACCCATTCATTAGTGTTTGGGTATCGTCCATATTTTCTGCTAAACCTACACCAAAGAAAGAATAAGGGTTGAGTTCATAAGGTGCAGCCATGTAGGGTATCTTCATAGGCTTAAAAGGATTAAGTACCATGCGTAATAGTTTATTATTACAAATCCAAACATTAGCCTGTAGTTCATCAAATGCCTCCAATTCAGATGGTATATCAACACCCTCTTGTTGTAACAATTCAATATCAACCATACCCCAATACTCAAGGACTTCAAATCTATCTACACCATGTGAAGCAGAGTAATCAGATAGGTCATCTTCCCAATATTGTTTCTCATAGTTTTCACCCATTTCAATACAGTCATCAATAACCTGTCCTCTAAAGTAAGGTCTTTTCTTTAATGCACGTAATTGTGACCTAGACATTTTGTGTCGTTCTATAGCATAGGTTGCTTCGTCCATATTGTTTGCATCTGGGTCAGGATAAAAATTCCATACCGATACATGGGATAGTTGTGGTATTGTTTTAAATGCAGGGTCATATTCACCCTCATCACTCCAATGCGGATATTCTTTGTCTACAGCAAATGGACCTTTCATTATACCTGTACCAAACAATGACATTTCAAATGCTGAGTTACGTAGATGTTTATTGGCACTAGACTCTTGCAGTTGGTCATGTATTTTCTTTTGCATCTTCTTTGCAGCAATCATAGCAGGACTAAATGTAATAGCGGTAGGTGTCTTACCTGCACCTTGTTCTAGTCCATTTATATTTTTTAATTTTTCCGATAGTGGTCCAAGACTATCCATTAAACTTTTTTCGGTAGCACCTTTAGGTAAGTCCATACCGTCACCTGCAAATCCGTAAGGACTAGCATCAGGCTCTTGTTTTATATTCTCTGGTTTTTGTGGGTCAAAGTTTACGTCCTCAACTACACCTTCTGGTAATTCAGTTGGCTCTACCGTAAGAGGAAACTTGTTACCTGCAAAGAGTACATCAATTATCTGACTGTAAGCAGCGAGTGTTTTTGTTTTAGTTGTTTTTATAAATACCCTTGACTTCTCAGCTTCAGTAAATTGTACATCTGAACCATACAACCCTCTATAGTTTTTGTAAGCTTTTAACCATCGTTGCTCATCATATTCTCTAAAGTTATCTGACTTTTGATATTTACCCATCACAAAGGGTATTATATTTGCAACGTCATAATCAGCTTGATTACTTTCTTCTGCATCTCCTAGTGAGATTGCGTCATCTTCAATCATAATTTCTTCTGCCATATTAATATCCAAATGTTGTATCAGCTATCGCCATACCGTTAGGGCGAGAAGCGTGAGGGTCATAATCAAATATACTAAATCGTGGTCTTGACATTATACCATATCTTAAAGCGTCATACAAGTGGTCTTCTGATAAAGTGTCAATATCTTCTGGGTTCTTTTTATCTAACGGAATCGAGGGTAGTTGAGCCACAATATTTGTACAGCTATTGAAGAAGACCAAACGAGGCTCTTCAGTAAACTCATCGACTTGTAGTCTTCTGTGTACTTCGTTCTTTCCTGCAATTCTACTTCCTTTGCTTCTGTCTGATGGTCTCCAACGGCATCCTCTTTTAATCATCTGCTCCGCAAGAGAAGGACCAGTATCCCCACGTTTATGCCAAAGACTACTATCCAATACCCCATACCTAATTGTTCCATCTTCTACCTCTGCTTCCATTACCATGTCAGCTAGGTCTGTTGCTAAGACCTTTGAGACATAGAGTTCTCTGTATATAATAAGTTGCTCATTAGGATTAACAGCGAACCAAACAACTGCAGACTTACTGCCATATCCATAGTCACATGCTCTAAACTTAACCCAATTATTTGGTATGTTAAAAGGCTCAATAACATGTATGTCACGATTAAACTCTGTAAATGCTGCTCCCTCTTTAATATCCCAATCGCCTTCAAGGAGTTGTCTTCTCTGTTGTTCAGGAAGGGATAACAACATCGCCTCATAGTCACCCTGCTCTGCCAAGTATGGATTGTCCATAAGTCTTGCAGGTATAAATTTACGTTTGAAGAGAGCTTTACCTGCTTTGCTATGTCCTTCAGGGTAGCGGAGTACTTGA